CAATACGCGGCATCGACAAGCCCGTGTTTCTGGCGATCACCCTGCGTACCGTCGACATCCTGGCCACGGACTGGGAGCTGGTGCCTTGATCGCCTCACTGCGCCGCGTCGGCCTCCGCTTCAACCTCGGGTTCCGGTAGCGCGTTCACGATCCGCGCCCACGCTAGCTCCGCGTACGCGGGGACAAGTTCCACCCCGATAAACCGCGCGCCCTCCAGGATAGCCGCTACCCCCGTCGAGCCCGAGCCCATGAACGGATCGAGGACCACGCCACCCGGCGGCGTCACCAGGCGCACGAGCCAGCGCATGAGCGCGATCGGTTTCACGGTCGGGTGCGTGTTCTGGCGCTCACCGGAGCCCCCGAGGCCGGCTTCGCGTTCGGAACGAGACGCTTTCGCCGTGTAGAAAAATCTGGACGCGCCGCCGCTGTCGCCGAAACGGTGCATGTCGCCTGTGGAGCACGGGACATTGTAACTGCTTTCGTCATAGACCTTGGGCCGTGGGTTGGCTGAACCGTTCCGCGCTTGCCCCGCGCCGTGCAACTTGTCTGCGGTCTGCTCATCAAGCATCGCCGCCGCGTCCTCGTCCAGGACCAGGTTCGCGGGCCAGCGGCCGGCCGGCTCGCTTTGTACGCCAGCCCCGAGTCCGCGCCCTAGCACTGCATTATCCAGGCGCTGTACAGCGGGCCTTACGAGAGCTTCCGCGCTCGCAACCCTGCACCCATCCACGTTCAGCGCCCCGCACCCGTGCTCCAGCACGTTGCTCGCGACCGTGCCGGCGAATGGCTTGCGCGCGAGGTAGATCGGCTCCCATGCCGGCTTCAGGGCGGTGCCCCAGCCTTGCCATTGCTGCGCGGCGGGGGTGGCGGGGGCTGTCAAAACAGACGCAGTCTTGTCGTAGTTATCACGGTGCGTGTCTTTACCGGGATGCCCCCATAGAAGCGCCCCGGCTGGGTTCGGATGTTTGCCCGTTACCTCCCGCACCGCCCCCGCTTCGCGATCGATCGCCTTACTGATGTCATGCGATTTAGGAAATCCGACGCCGTACAAGTAGCTCAAGCAATCACGCAGCTCCCACCCCGCATCCTCGATCGCGCACGCTAGCCGGTGCGCGGTGCGCGTGCCGCCGAACGCCAGCAAGTGCGCTCCCGGTTTCGCGACGCGCAGTGCTTCGCGCCAGTAGTCGGGGCCCGGCACCTGCTGATCCCAGCCCTTGCCCATGAACGATAGACCGTAAGGCGGATCGGTCACGATCGCGTCCACGCTATCGGCAGGCATGAACCGTAGCGCTAGGCGCATGTCCCCGCAGATGATCACCGCAACGCCGCGTACATCAAGAGCAGCGTCCCGGCGACGGCGAACACCCACCCCGCCGCGTTCGCGACCGCAGGCGGCAAGTTGGCCTTGCCGACCCACGCCGCGATCACGAGCCCGAGGGCGATAAAGAGCCCAGTGCTTGCATCGATCGTCATCGTCCTAACCTCCCCGTCAGCCACAGAACCAACACGACCACGAGCAGGACGCCGACCGGCGACCAGCCCGCGTACCCGAAGCGGTCATAGCCAAGCCCACCGCAAACCAGCGCGAGCACGAGCAGGATGATCAGCAGCGACCACACGGCCGTCCTCCTTCGTCCGTGCCGGCGTCGGGCGCACAGCGAGCCGGTACCGTCGTCGTCGGCCCGCCCGTTCGCACGACGACGAACGTGCAGGCTTGGAGCAGGAGGACGGCGAAGATCAGCGTTCGCATGGCGTCACTATAGCGTACTATTGCTGCAACAGCCACGCGAACGAGCGGTTTGCAATCGTGACCGACTGCCCCGCCACGCCGGAGGCGTACCTCAAAACCAACGAACCTGTAGAGTTGGGCGCTACGCGGCAGAACAGCAAGGCCACGCGCGCCGAACCACCAGGGCCTACGGTCGGATTGCCCAAAGGCACGTCAAAGTTCGCGCTCTCCCATGCGGAGTACATAGCGGTCCCGCTTGTGGCCATCATCACGCCGTAGCGTTGCGTGCCAGCAGTGCCTGTGAAGTTGAGCGAGAGTAAGAGGCCGTTTCCTCCGCCCTGGGTCGTATAGCCAAGCACCCAGACGCCGAGATAGCCGGCGCCGCTATGTAAAAGCGAAAAATTGAGCGACGTCGTAGCATCAACTAGCGTGGCGCTGGTCGTAGTCGCGGTGCCGTTGTTGTTCGCGGTTTCGAGTTGACGTCCGATGAAACTGCCGCCGACACGGCTTACAAGTTCGTTATCCAGAATCGCGCCGAGCGACATGTTCGTCGGCCCGCTCGTCTCAACCAAGCCGTGCACGTGATCGAATGCGCTCGAGAGCAAGCCGACGCCCGCAGATGGCGAGCCGCCGACCTTGATCGGGATGGCGCTGCTAATACCTGGCGGATTGACTAGAGGCATGGTGTCACGGGACTATGTAGTTGTCAGTTTCAGTCACATGCGCATCGCCGACTGCGGTGCTCCATATGCCGGTAACGGTTCCGGTCCAGTATCGCCTTGGCATTTCCCAATATCCACCCGGTTCGATAAGCACTGACCAACTGGTGAGCGATGCGCCCGTGCCGAATTTTAGATAAAGCGTCGATGTCGACGTCTTATTGTTTACGACTATGAGCCCGACTCTGTTCGGGTTACTTGAGGCCAACGTAACAACGGTGGTGCTTGCGGATATCGTGTTGACGGTGGCGTCAAGTCCTATGTCCGCGCTGGTAACGATAACCGGATCAGAATCGGAAGCTAGCGTTACTGACAGCGAGCCGCTCACGGGCAGTTGCCCGAGTCCCACAGGCAACTGCGGCAGTGCCGGCAGCGTCAACACGTCCACGTCGCCGATGTTCGTCGTACCGGCTGCTAATCCCACTGTGCCGATGTTGACGCCGGCGTTGGCGGCCAACTTGCCGATCGCGTTCGTGCCGGCAGGGAGCGGAGGCATCGAAGCTATATCAACGTCGCCGATATTCGCGCTACCCGCGGGGAGCGACGTCCCAACACTCACAACTACGTTATTTCCGACCGTAACCGTACCAGTTACCGGAAGCGGGTTGCCGCCGTTGCCGATCACCATGAGCGGGGCGCCGCCGTCTGTTACCGCTAGCGCAGGCTGATCGCTAGCCATTGTCACGGCGAGCGATGTCGCCTTGACCTTCTGGCCGAGTGTCGCCGGTAGCTGAATGGCGTTATTGACGTCGACCGTCCCGATGTTGACGCCGACATTGGGCGCGAGTTTACCGATCGCGTTCGAGCCAGCGGGAAGCGGCGGCATGGACGCGATGTCCACGTCTCCGATATTGTTCGTGCCCGCGGGGATCGGAGCGGATAACGAAACAGGATGCGCTCCTTGATCGCCCGCCAGCACCACCGACAGCGACGCAGCTGACGGCTTAGCCCCCAGCGTCGCCGGCAACTGCGCCAACGCTGGTAACGTGAGGACGTCCACGTCGCCGATATTGTTGTTACCAGCCGGCAAGGCGGCATCGACGGCCACGGCGCCGATATGGTTGCTCCCGACCGGAAGCGATCCGGAGACCGAGAAGGTGCCCGAATTTACGTCCACCGTGCCGATATTCACGCCCGCGTTAGGCGCGAGCTTGCCGATCACGACGTTACTTGCTTGAAGTACGACCTTCAAACTTCCCGCGAGAACAGTGCCGGCAAGAGCGAGCAGTGCCGAGGTCATGTCGGTCAACTGCGTCCGCACCGCAGCGGGCATGCCGGCAACCGGCCGTTTCTCAGCTCCGCCTGCGTCGCCAGACTCTTGCTGGAACTCGTAGACGTTGCCCGCGTTGTCTTTGTACTGGGTGGTTGCCATGGCTAGATAAAAATCACGGGTAGGGGATCGCTCTGCTCGCTAGCCGACAGATCCGGCGCGATCGCGTGGACCCCGATCGCAAGCACGGCCATCACAGGCGGACGCGTCGAGCCTCGGTGCAGGCTGTACGTCGCGACGAGAGCAGTACCGATCTCGGGCGGTACGGGACTCGGGGGGCCGGCACTAGGGACGAATTTTAGGGCTAGGGGCATAGCATCACCACATGACCTTCAGCTGATCGGCGGTTCCTAGTACGTCCGCATACTCCCCGATCACGCCAAAGATGCCGTGCGTGTGAATCGGGAACGCCTCGCGCGCCTGCTGTTCCAAGGGACTGCGCACGCCAACCACGCACGCGTCCAGCTCAACGGCCGCAGTACCTCCGGGGTACCGAATCCGCAGCGCCGGGATCATCGGGCCTACGCCGATCGGCTGCTCGTACGTGACCTTGTGCCAGACGTTGCCCTGCAACGTGACCGTCTTGGGCGACGAGATCGTGCCGTCGCGCTTCATGTAGGTCAGCTCAAAGCCGCGAGCTGTCGCTGAAGGGTTGCGGACCCAAAGGGACGCGTAGACGCTTTGCGCGGCGGGGTCTAGTAACTCCAGCGTTTGCGTCGCGGGGACAGTCGCGAGCTGCGCCGTAGCGGCCGTGTGATCGAGCGTGGTCGGGGAGTCGGCGGCGTTGTTGTTGACCGAAGTAAAACCGGACCACGCCGCGAAGTCTTTTTTATCCGAGTCGAGCACCTGCGCCATGAACTCGACCGCATACGTGTAATCCCACTCGCCGACCCATAGCGAGTCGCCAGCGTTACAGACTCCCGCCGCGAAAGGCGCGCCGGCCCGGTGGTACAACCGCACGTCCGGATTGCCGGTCAACTGTTGTAAGAACGCTTGAAGTTCCTCCCGGTTCGAGATGGCGTTGCCGTTCAAGATCGCGCGAATCCGATCGAGGCGTTCCGGATCGGTTAGCGGCACCGCGGGCGCTCCGACAATGCGCTCCCACGATACGAGATCGGTGTTTACGTTATCCGGGATCAATTCCTCCAGGATCAGGTCGTACGCAGCGCCAACGCGCGCCGGTTCCTGCGCCATGGCCGCCAGCAGGCGGTGCAAGGCGTCCGCGTTATTCGTCTGGTCCGACGTCGCCCATACCGGCCCCTGCGGCAGAAGCCGTCCAAGTAGCAGCGCGTGCTCGTTAGGGGTGAGGCTCATGTGAACGTCACCGTGCCGAGGACCGGCATTTGAGTTGGAGTCGCGACGACGTTAGCGTTCGGGCTGGTCAACACGTGGCTCGTCTCGCCGGCAGCTGCCGAAATCGCAGCGTTCATGCGGCTGAGATCGAGCGTCCCGCCCGGCTGTGCCTCGCGTAGAAAAAAGTCGGCGAGTTCGTTCTGCACTGCCGTCTTCACCTCCGGGGTGTTCGGTACGACGGACATGACGAAGTTCACAATCAACGCGGTGATCGCCGGCACCGTCACGATAACGGTAACCGGAGCCTTCGACTGAACGTGTGCTTGGACATCGGCAATCTCGCCAGGGTCCGGGAGGATCGCGGCACCTGTACCGTCGCCGTCTCGCACGAAGGTCACCGAAACCTGCCCAGCACCTAGCGCCTGCTCCCACGCGCGCGTGACACCGGGCACCTCGCGAGCCCATGCAACATAGTCTCCGGGACCGCCGCCACTGGCCGTTTTCTGGATCACGCCGAGCAAGCGCGTGAGCGCGTCGGCCTGACTCTCGACGTCGCTCCCGTCAACTGAAGTCGAGAGCACGAAGCCTTCGCTGTCCACCGTCGCGATCGGCGTGGATAGTGTAAGCGGCTGGCCGTCGTCGCAGTTCGCAAGGGTGCCCTCGTAGCCGAGTTTTGCCGCGATCTCGACCGAGCCGGTGAACGAGCCGAATGCGGAAACGTCCTCTAGCGTCACCGCAGCACTTGTCACGTAAAGCTGCCCGTCTGCTCGAGACAGCTCGGTACCTGCGGGAATCGTCACACCGGACGCTCCGCTGAACTCGTACAAGCCCCGCCACGGTGCGGGCGCCTGCTGATAGACGCCCCAGATCGCCGCCCAACGCCAAAAGTGTTCAGCATCGGCACGATCGGGGAAACCTTGATCTTTGATGTACGTCCCGTAGGCGTATTGGCCCTTAGATTGACCCGCCTCCGCCCGCGTCAAGGCATACTCGATCGTGGCCTGCTGCGGATCGACACCCAACGCCGCGCGAAAATCGCCCTTGATTCGGGCGATGATTGCCTGGAGGGTAGGGACGGAAAAAGCCACAACGCGCACCTATAGTAGCGGTTCAGCCCTGTAGTGTCACGTCCCATATCCGAACGAACGCCAAGGCGAGATTGCCGGGGCGCTGAATACCGATCCGCCCCGCCAACACCTTGACACCGCCGGCACGCTCCTGGATCTCCAATTCGTCGACCGTGATCGAGTCGGCCAGGCCGTCGTCGATCATCCATTGCAGGGCTTCTTCAGCGTACTTGCGTGCCAGCTGGAGCGTTTCCTGGGTCGCTGGCATGGTCTGCACGATCCACAATTTCGAGCCTAACTTGCGCCCCTTCACGTCCGTATAAGAGTCGCCCCACCAGCCCTTGAGATCGGTTGAGTCCGGGACCGGATCGTCGGGATCTGCCGACGTCCAGGTCAGCAGAGAGATCAGGACGCGCGTCTGAAGTGACTCGTCGGTTTCGAGACTTTGCGTAGCTGGATCTACTGCTACGTTGTACTCAAATTCGGTAGTCATAGCCAATACACCAACATCAACCCGAGCGCCAAGCCGACCAGGAGGGCGATAAAAGGCCACCACTCGCGT